AGAACTTGGCGAACTGCTGCTGCGGTACGAGCATCAATTGTAATAGTTACTCCAGTTTCTTTGGTCATAGATCTCCCTCTACACGATTTTCGGAACGATAAACATCAAAAGTACCATCAGGATAACGAGCACTCAGTTTTTCGTAATTCATTTGAAGAATTTCATCGAAATTAGTACCAAGTGCCATACAAGCCTGAGCTAGATACCAACAGATGTCACCAAGTTCGCGCTTTAGATGAAATTCAGTTTCTTGAGTATATGGTTTCCCCTGTAGGAAAACTTTCTTTACCACTTCAGTAAATTCTCCTGCCTCTGCACTCATACCAAAAGCAGCAGTCAGAAGTCGAGGAGTATCGGCACCAGAAGAAGTTTCAAGTTCAACGATACGAGAAATCAAACTTTCAGTGTTGCTACTAGCAGGACTTGTAGTTTGGCGAACAAAGTCAATATACTTGTCGCTATCAATTTTTTGTACTTTTTCCATCAGAATGTAAAACTCCTAAATTTATTCTTCAAATCAGATTGGTGTTCTTCGTCATTATACTCCTCTTCTTGCCCAGAGTCAAGTATGTCCTTTTGTGCAGACTGATCTACATCATATAAACGCATTTTTGCTCGATCTATTCCTACGACAAACTTTTTATGCATAGATTTATCACTATACCTATTTTTTAGTTGTTTTACAAGTATTTGATTTAATTGTTCTAATTCATCAGTAGAAATTAAAGCAAAAAGAAAATCAGCAGTCGCAGGCAAACCAAAAGATTCGGAGGTATCGGTCAACTCTGGATCAGATGATGCAAATCCAGATCTAGTAGTTTGGGTGGCACTCATGATTGGAACATTAAATTCAACTGCAAGTCCCCTTAGTTCCTCAGCAATAGATTTAACATAAGAATACGAATTTACTGATATATTACCTTTATACCTACTTGATGCGCAGATGTTAAGGTAATCAATAAAGATAGCATCCGGTTTAAATGATTTCTTTAAAGACAATTCATTCAATAATGCTTTGAAGTGTCCAGCATGAGCAGATGCAGTTGGATATTCCTTGATAATCAAAGATCCTTGTGTCTTTCTTGAAATAGAATTAATTTTATTTTCAAAGGTAGACTTGGATAGATCTTTAATATCTTGAATATTGATATTCATTTGATTTGCGTCAATTCGCTCAGCAATTTTCTCTTCTGCCATTTCAAGCGTAATGTACAATACATTTTTCCCCTGGAGCAAGTAGGAGCCAGCCATATGGCACATGAATAAAGATTTGCCGACATTTGTACCAGCAAGTGCGATATTAAGAGTTTTAGGAGAGAGGCCGCCGTTGGTAATTTTGTTAAAATATTCAAGATCAAAAGATAGTTTGTTTTCTTTTTTGTTATATGAGTCATACCTTAATTCGTAATCTAGTAAATAATCGTGTCCAACATGATTGTCAAAACTCACTCCTAATGCATTTGAAAGGATGGATGGGATAGAGTCTCTGTTTTTCTTCTCATCTTTTCCATCTGCAATTTGAATTGATTCCATGAGAGCAAGATAAATTGCTCTATCTTTGCACCACTTTTCAGTTACATCAATCAACCACTGCAATTCAGATGGAACATTATCTATTGCATTGATGGTTGATACAATTTCTTTATAAGAAGATTCGTTGAGATCTGTCCTGTTTTCTACTTCAATTAGTAAAGCTTCATTTGTTGGCAATTTATTGTATGTTTGTATAAAAGAGTTGATTTCGACAAAGATTATTTTTTGATTGTAATCTTGGAAATATTCTTCTTTTAAAAATGGCAATACTTTTCTAGTATACTCTTCATTGTAAATTAAATTCCTTAAAATCAAAAACTCAATCTTTTCCATCAAGTACCATAACTAAATTCTTCTTTTGCAATGTCATCTAATTTTTGCATTACTTCTTCGGTAAAGTATTCTTCAGGATTTGCAAGAATCTGCTTCCCATAGATTTTTTTACCTTCCATTTCATATCGTCCTGCTACATTCTTCCAGAGTCCACCAAGTTCACCAAGTTCCAGAAGACCATAATAACGATCAAGGCCGCGCTCGTCATAATACAAACGGACTTCAACATCTTTGTTTTCTTTACTTAAACGCGACTTAGCAGTCTTAGCTTTGATAATATTGCCGACCACTTCTGTTCCATCCTTTTCTTTCTTTTTGCTGAGATAGATGATCGTAGATGCTGCGTACTTGAGTCCACTACCTCCACCCATTTCTTTAGTTGGTACATAAGCTCCGATAACATCATAAGTGTGATTAGTAACGATCATGGGAATATTTGCTTGACCAAGTTTCAAGGTAAGCATACCGAATGCCCCTTTAATCAGTTGTGATTTGGTCATATCACGAACTTCTTTATCGTTCAAAGCATCATTGATCTCTTTACTCGTAGAAAGCATTCCCAGAGAGTCTAGCACAAACATGCAGGGACTGCGTTCTGCTTCAGGTTTTTTCATGTAAAGATCTACTGCTTTGAGCGCCTTTCCACGAAACTCTTCAACAGTAACAACATTAACAACCACCAGACGAGAAGTATCAATTCCATGAGATTCTAATAGAGATTTAGTAATAGCAGCCTCAGTGTCAAAGTAGAGACAATAACCATTGGCATGAGTATCAAGAAAGTTCTTAACCACGGCGAGAGAGAAAAAAGTCTTTCCAGTAGAAGACTCTCCAGCAATAGCAGTAATTTTATTCCCAGATACGCCACCAAATACACTACCTGAAACCAGTGCATTAAAAATATATGAACCTGTATCAACATAACTCTCAGTCTCATCAATGTCGGAAGCGAGCTGTGTATACTCACCACCAATTTCTTTTACAATATCTTTAAGAAAATCCATGTGTCTCCTGTAATTGAATGTAGTATAGCATCAAAAGAAAAATGAATCAAGGGTATTTTGTTTCTCAATTTTCCACCCAATAATGTCCAAGATTAATTTAAGAGGATTCAAAAATGTTTTCTCAAATTGCATATCATAGTCAATGTATTTTTGCAACTCAAATTCTGGTGGCAATTTTTGAATGTATGAAATTACATTTTGATGGATTGGATTAGGAAGTTTTAGATAACAATATTTAATTTTTTCTCCATTCTTAATTATAGAATATTTCCTTTGTAGTTTTTTATCTTTAATGTAATGATTATATAGAATCGCACCTCTTACATGTATTGGAGTTCCTTTTTGATACATCGACAAACTAGACATGAATTTTGCAACTTCACTGATAGATTTTGGGAACGAAACCTCTTCTGGTGTCAATTTAAAAAACTCTTTTTTAGTTTCAGCAATAAAATCTATCATTTCATTTTCATCTGAAGACATGATCAATCTGATAGCCTGTTTGATCTTGTTTCTACAGAAAGCGGGGGTAGAAGACCGAATAGCTTCAACTCCAGTCATTGCTAATTCAGGTTCAGAATATCTGACTCCTTCATTGTCCCAGACATTAGCAATATATCTTTTTTTAGAGATGAATACCGCTCTATCTGTAATTTTCTCCCTCTTCATATGAAGTTTGTGAGCATATGCATTCAAGTATTCTGCTAGCTCTTTATATGAATTATCTACATAATCTTGAATTTTTGTAGAAAAAATAGAATCAAGAAAATCAATAATTTCTAATTTAGTTGGGTTCTTACCTTTAAAGATAAAATCAACTAAAGGCTTCATATTTAAGAAAGCAGAGTCTGTATCACAGTAAACTACATAATCTACTTCATTTGTTTTGAGAATTTTATTGAAATACTCATTAAATTTTTTCTCAATCCATCTAATTGCAAGTTGACCAGTATATGTTACTGCCTCTGCATTCCTCAGATCGTAGAACCTAAAGTAGGGATTTCCAGTCGCACCATAACATGAATTCAAGCATACTTTAATAGACTGCTCTTTTACACTATACATTGAAATTTGTTTTTTCAATTTGTTAGAATGCGTTTTCTCATATTCCTTCTTAAGTTCTTTCATTTTATCTTTATAAAATTTCCTTTTCTGGAACATTTTATCAAGAAGTTCTGGAAGAAATCCCATTTGATCTTTTTTATACATAGATCCGTTAGGGCAGACAGACTCTTACTTT